CGTAAGTATCCAACAACCGAAGCCGGTGGTGCATTGGCGTGGCAGGACACTGGAACAGCCGACATTCGTTTGACTGTAACTGCTTCTGCTGCAACAACCGCAGGTTTGGTTCGTTTTACAATTCTGTATCAGCAAAACAACAACCTAGCTTAATAGGGGGCTGTAATGGCAGGTTCTGACGTAAAAGCGAAGCGTGTGACGGCAACCGGGTCAGCCGGTGTCGGTCCCGCTCGTATCCGTCAGATACAAGTTTTGACCACAACAGGCACTCCGCGCTTAACCATTACTGACGGTAATGGCGGCGCGACAGTTCTGGACTTGGACTTTCTTGCATCTGACTCGCACTCAGTAAACATCCCCGCAGAAGGCATTCGGGTATCAGATATTTATGTATCTGCTTTTACCGCTTGTACTGCTGTGACCGTGTTTTATAATTAAGGAACACTTCTATGGCTGGTTCTGATATCAAAGCAAGCTACATAACTGCTACAGGCACTGTTGCAAGTGGCCCACGGCGGTTAGTTTGTATTCATTACCATACTGGGGGGTCTACAGGTAGCGTTGTTCTGAGAGACGGTGGTGCTTCCGGCACTGCCGTCTTTACATTAGATTTTCACTCAAACGCTACAGGCGATCTCCAAATTGGAGAGGAAGGCGTAAAGTTCAATACTGACATTCATGCCACTTTTACAAATGTTACAAGCATGACGTTTTTCTTTAAGTGAGGAACTATGGCTACCACTAAAAATGTGACTCGAACACCTTCCGGAAGAATTAAATATAGGGGTGAAACTTTTGCTGGATACAACAAACCAAAACGCACTCCCGGAAAGTCAAAAAAGTCTGCTGTTCTGGCTAAAAAAGGAGATCAAATTAAGCTGGTTCGGTTTGGAGATCCCAACATGTCTATTAAAAAAGATCAACCAGCACGTAGATCAAATTTTAGATCAAGACATTCCTGTGACACCGCAAAAGATAAGTTCTCTGCCAGATACTGGTCCTGTAAGGCGTGGTAATATGAAAACAGTAGACGTATTAAAGCTTTTAGAGAAGCATGAAGAAGAATGTAATCGCAGGTATGCCGACATCCAACGTCAGTTGGATAAACTAGACATTCGTTTGTGGGGCATAGCTGTTTTAATTGTAGCCGCAGCAATTGCTCAACGGATGTTTTAATGGCTTACTCTCGCAAATCAAAAAGCGCTTCTTCTAAAAGCAAAGGAAGCAAGATTTGCCCTGAAGGTAAGGCGTGGGCAAAGCGCACGTTTGACACATATCCGAGTGCATACGCAAATCTTGCCGCCTCAAAATATTGTAAAGACCCTAACTACGCCAAAAAGTCTAAAGGTGGCAAACGAAAGGGTAAATAATGGGTAAATTACAGGAGTGGTTAGATGAGGATTGGGTCAGAATTGATAGCTCGGGTAATATTTCGGGTTCATGCGGTACGTCGAAAGATAAGCGTAACCCTGACCGTTGCCTCCCTAGACGTAAAGCTCAAAGTTTATCAAAAGCTGAACGAGCTTCAACAGCGCGTAAAAAGAAGCGTGAAGGAGCTAAAGGAAAGCAGGTTGTGGCAAACACTAAGGCTGCCAAAGTAAAGAAAATGGCTAATGGGGGCGTTGCGGGTTATGAAACTAAAGCGAAACGCAGGTTTCGTGGCAGCAGTATCCCCGGTACGGCTGTCGCGAGAGGTTGTGGCGCGGTTATAAACGGCAGAAGAAAGCGCACTAAAGGGTCAGTGTCACAAGCATGAATATGATTGTTTTTAACACCGGAAAAGAGCAACAAATCTGTGCAGAAATAATTGCGTGGACGGAGCACACACTTAGTAAGCCTAATTCTTTTTACAACAACCTTCCGCCGTGCCCTTATGCACAAAAAGCTTGGACCGATGAAAAGGTAGCTTTACTTTTTAAATATGACGATAATATGCAGGTTTTGTATAGCACTTTATCTCAGTGGGAAGACAGTTTAGATTTAGTTATTATAGTAGACCTAAATTTTACAGAGGATCCTGATGTTTTTCACGATTACTTACGGGAGTTAAACGAAGCAATATCTATGGGGGTCTTTATAGACCGGGATATGTGGGTCATGGGCTTTCATCCGCATGATGAAGCCAATGATTTCATAGACGACCAAAGCTTTATGCAGGTGGTTGATGATGAGTATGCAATGATTTTTGTGCAGCGTTTATCCAAGGTGCAGGAATCAGCAGACAAACTTGCGGAAAAAGGCTATTATGATAAGTATCTAGAAGAATACAATGCGGAAGAAATTTTTCAGGAAAGATCAGATCTTTACAGGAGATTAAAAAATGGCGATGAAACCACGTAAGATGATGAAAAAGGGCGGCGCAGTCAAGAAGATGCGCGGCGGCGGTATGGTAAAGAAGATGCGCGGTGGTGGCATGGTAAAGAAGATGCGCGGCGGCGGTATGGTAAAGAAGAAGTAAGATGGCTACATCCGGCAGCACAGATTTTGAGTTAGACGTTTCCGATTACATTGAGGAGGCGTTTGAGCGCTGTGGTCTTGAGGTTCGTACGGGTTACGACCTAAAGTCTGCCAAGCGGTCGCTCAATTTAATGCTGGCTGAGTGGGCAAACCGTGGTCTAAACCAATGGACCATTGTTCAAAGAACACAGGCTCTGACACAAGGAACGGGCAATTACGCTTTAAATAACGATGTTATCGACGTTTTATCGGTAATTGTGCGCCGTAGCGAAACTGACTATTCTTTAGATCGTCTTAGCCGAGACGAATATTTGTCTATTCCGAACAAAACTACTGAAGGAAGAGCAAACCAGTTTTTCTTGGATCGGCAGGTCACGCCAGAATTAAAATTGTGGCCGGTTCCCGAGAATAGCACGGATGTTGTAATTTACGATGCTCTTACTCGCATGGATGATGCGGATACGTTTATTAACACAATGGACATGCCGTTTCGTTTTTATCCTTGTTTAGCCGCGGGCTTAGCCTATTACATAGCGGTAAAAAGAGCTCCAAATAGAGTTCAGCTTTTGAAAGCTATTTATGAGGAAGAGTTTGAACGGGCCGCAACAGAAGACAGGGATCGTTCGTCCTTTAACGTAGTGCCGCAATACCAGTATTTTAGGACCACTTAATGGCAAAGTTTGCAAGCGGTAAAGATTCCTACGCTATTTCAGACCGATCCGGTTTCCGGTATCGGTATAAAGACATGCGTAAAGAATGGAACGGCTTGCTAGTAGGAAAAGACGAATGGGAGCCAAAACATCCGCAGCTTGGTCCTTTTCGTAAAGTTGTTGATGCAGAGGCTTTAAAAGATGCACGGCCGGATATAGTGGAGCCGTTTGATGTATATGTAGGGATTCCAACAGTAGAGGCACCTAATTTGCTGCCACCGCAAGGTTTTGGGCAAGTTGGCATGGTTACGGTGACAACATGAGTTTTACATACGCTGAACTACAGCAGGCTATTCAAGATTACACGGAAAACGACGAAACCACGTTTGTTAACAACATTCCTGTGTTTATTAGAAATTCGGAAGAGCGCATTCTCAAAAACGTGCAGCTTAGCTTGTTTCGGAAAAATGTCGCAGGAGCCTTGACCGCTTCAAATAAGTTTTTGGCCTGCCCGTCAGATTTTCTTGCGCCGTATTCCTTGTCATACACAGATGCGAGTAATGACGCTAATTTCCTTGATTTTAAGGATGCGGATTATGTGCAGCAGTTTAATCCGGACCCTACGACGGAAGGCGGTCCGCGATATTATGCTGTTTTTGATATAACTAACTTTATTATCGGGCCGACACCGGATGCAAGCTACGCGGTAGAGTTGCATTATTTTTATCGCCCTGCCAGTTTGACAGCGGGTGCGGGAACTGGAACTACATGGCTTAGTGAAAATGCTGAGCTAGCTATGCTGTATGGTAGCTTGATGGAAGCTTATATATTTATGAAGGGCGAACCTGATATGCAAGCGCTGTACGAAAAGCGGTTTAGTGAGTCTATTATGGGTCTGAAGATGTTTGGGGAGTCTAAAGAGGTAACCGACGAATATCGGACAGGAAAGATAATTAGGCCGAAACAATGATAAAAGCTTTAGAAGTAGACATCCCTGCGGATTACAAAGTTTTGGTAGAGACCACCGAGAAACGAGGGTTTACGCCAGAAGAGGTTGCAGAACGCTGTGCAGACAGGATCATTCAAATATCGGACACCGCTCATCCGGGCATCCGCGACCAAGCTCATGCGTTTAGACAACATATGGTCAAGGTTTTAGCTTTTTACATGCGTGAAGCAATAAAAAGTGATAGAACTACAACATATAACGCCCTATCAGAGGCAGGTTATAAAGAACTTGCTGAACAACTAAGGAGACTGTGACATGGCATTTACGGGCAATTTTATGTGCACCAGTTTTAAGCAAGAGCTTTTGACTGCAACGCACGATTTCACAAACAGCACTGGTAACACTTTTAAACTAGCGCTCTACACGAACAGTGCATCTTTTGATGCGTCAACAACAGCGTATACCGCAACTAACGAGGTTGCTGGAACCGGCTATTCAGCGGGTGGGGGCACTTTGACTAATGTTACCCCGACAACCAGCGGAACAACAGCTTTGACAGATTTTGCTGATTTGACGTTTTCTTCGGCTACTATTACGGCGAGGGGCGCACTTATTTATAACGACACCGCAGCAGGAGACCCCTCTGTAGTTGTTCTAGATTTTGGTGCGGACAAAACATCTACCGCTGGTGATTTTACCATTGTTTTTCCAACGGCTGACGCAAGCAACGCGATTATCCGGATAGCCTAACTATGGCAGACGTTATCGTTCCAATAGGCGGCTGGGGCCGCTCTGGTTGGGGCGAAGGCCCGTGGGGGCAAAGCGGTTTTCCGTTTTCCACCGCATCTGTCGGCGCTGTCACAGTCACCGCGGAAGCAAACGCTCCTGTAACGGGTTTGCAGGCTACGGGAAACGTAGGAACTATTACAGTAGTTGCCGAAGCTAATGTAAACGTAACCGGCGTATCGGCATCTGGCGCTGTTGGCACTACAACAGTAGTTGCCGAATCCAATGTTTTCCCAGCAGGGGTAGAGGCTACTTCTGGTGTTGGTACAGTAGCCGTAGTTGCCGAAGCCAATGTAAATGTAACTGGGCTGTCGGCTACAGGCGCTGTTGGCGCAGCCGCAGTAACAGGTGACGCTACTGCCCCGGTAACAGGTTTGTCGGCATCTGGTAATGTTGGGGCGGTAACGGTTAACGCGGCGGCTAATGTTTCGGTAACCGGGCTTTCTTCTACGGGTCAGGTGGGTACGGCTACTGTTAACGCGGCAGCCACTGCCCCGGTAACGGGGTTATCCGCATCCGGTAATGTTGGGGCGGTCACTGTTGTAGGAAAAGCTAACGTCGTCCCAACGGGAGTTGCAGCTACGGGAGTCGTAGGCACCGTAGATGTCACTTTTGGCATTACTATTTTCGCAACGGGAGTTTCTGCGGCAACTGCCGTTGGAACAGTAACCACGACCGCTGCTTCAAACGTGTACCCCGCGGGTATCGCAGCGACTGGAAATGTAGGACAGGTCTTAGTTTGGGGAACTATTGTGCCAAATCAAAATGCAGGGTATAATACGATCAGCCCAAGTCAGACGCCAGCTTGGTCAGACGAAACTCCGTCACAGACACCGGGTTGGGGTCAAATAGCAGCTTAGAAGGGTTAAAAGAATGGCAAGCACATATACGGTTAACATTGGTATTGAGAAACCGGGGACCGGGGATCAGTCCGGCACATGGGGCAACACTACCAACACCAATTTTGATATTATTGACCAAGCGACTAATGGTGTTGCTACGGTCACGTTAGCTGCTGCGGGCACTTCGGGTTCACCCAACACGCTGTTAATTAACAATGGCGCACTGTCTGATGGGCGCAATCGCTTTATTGAGTTTAATGACGGTGCGGATCTAGGCGCAACAGCATATGTGCAGCTTGATCCAAACGATGCCGAAAAGATTGTACACATCCGCAACAGCTTGTCTGGCTCGCGCAGCCTTATTCTTTTCCAAGGGACTTATAATGCTTCCAATGATTTTGAGGTTCCGAATGGCGCTGACGTTTTAGTCAAGTTTGATGGTGGCGGCACGGGAGCAACGGTTACTGACGTAAATGTTAATTTAACCCCTACTAAACTTACTACTAACACCATCTCAAGCACCGACACGAATGGTAACCTCACCATCGACCCAAATGGCACTGGCGACATTGTTTTAGATGCCAACGTGGGCATTGGGACAGCTTCGCCAACAGCACCTTTGACAATACTATCCACTGGTTGGGAGCATCTAAATCTTGTTAGTTCTGATGCAGATGCAACTAATAAAACTGGTTATGTCACAGTAGGTCACTACACGAACGCTGAAGAATCATTTGGAATTATCAGTGGTCAATCTACTACATCGTCAAACATACTCAATATTGGCGGCGGTGCTGCCGGACTCAACGCTGCTACAAGCGTTAATTTCTACACGGCGGCAAACAATACTACAGTTACAGGAACGCAACGTCTTACCATCAACGCAAGCGGTAACGTGGGCATTGGGACGAACAGTCCTTCAGGCTTATTACATTTATCTGCAAATACAGCAACAACAACTTTACCTTCTATTGTGTTCCAAGATACTGGAACAACATCAACACGTTTAGGTAGTCTTACCAATAACAACGGTGACCTTGTTCTGGCAATGACTTCAAGCCTTACTGACTTAAGGTCTGCAATTACGCTTTTTGATAGCAGGATTATGACTTTTACTACCAGCGGCTCCGAAAAGATGCGCATCGACAGCAGCGGCAACGTGGGCATTGCGACGACTTCGCCTACACAAAAATTAAGCATCAGCGGCGATGGTGGTAGTCTTGCAAACACCGCTGCAATTTCGCTTTGGGATGGGAATAGTGCAAGTTCTCGTAGGTGGGCAATTGCTAACGGAGCGAGTGCTACAGGCATAAGTCAAATTGGTGCGTTGACTTTCAATGTAGGTTCTGGTTCTTTAACTGCTGACCCTCTATCTAGCGGCGTAGAAGTCATGCGCATGACCTCTGGTGGAGTCGTTGGCATTGGGGTCACTTCGCCAACAAACTCACTAGACACCGCTGGAAAAATCCGTGTTCGTGATGGTGGTAATACAACTATCCCCTCAATTCAGATGGGGGCTTCTGGTGTTGATGGCTTATCACTGCCAGCAACGAATACCCTCGCTTTTATTACTAACTCTACAGAACGTATGCGCATCGACAGCAGCGGGAACGTTATGGTTGGCGGCACTGTTGCGGGTAACGCAGGGTCTATATCCCTCAATGTTGGTAATGTAGGTTCAACTATTGGCGGCTTACAACTTTGGTCAACTACCGCTGGCACTCATTACGTTCAGTTTGGTGACGAAAGCGGGACTGCTGCAAATCATTACCGTGGGTTTATGGCATATGCTCACAATGTAGACAGCTTAACATTTGGCACAGCATCCACAGAACGTATGCGCATCGACAGCAGCGGTAACTTGCTGGTGGGTAAGACGAGTAGTGCTTTTGGCACGGCAGGTGTTGAAGCAAGTGCGGCTAATGGCGTGTGGTCGACACGCTCTGGTTTTCCTCCTGCTTCATTTAATCGGTTAACCAACGATGGCGATATTGCTATTTTCTACAAAGACGGCACCGCTGTGGGTAGTATTGGTACTGATAGTGGTGACTTAACTATTGATGGTGCGGCATCCCATAGTGGGTTAAGATTTATTACTACTTATATACAGCCTCGTTTAAATGGTTCGGTAAGTAATGGTGGAGTTGATTTAGGTACAACAGTCGCACGCTTCAAAGACCTCTACCTTTCAGGCGGTGTCGTCTTTGGTACAACTGGCGGTGCGGTCACAAGCAAAACGCTGGATGACTATGAAGAGGGGACTTGGACACCTACAGTAAGAGGGTCAACTGTTGTTGGAGCGGCAACTTATACAACACAACAAGGAACTTACACAAAGATTGGAAATGTTGTTAAATTTCAAGCAGAAATAGTTTGGACTTCCCATACTGGTAGTGGGCAACTTGAAGTAGGAAATTATCCATTTACTGCAACCGCTGAAAGTTCCCCAATCTCCCTTACTTTTTACGGAGGCCCTACATTTGGAAGTGGTTATTTTGTTTCAGCATATAAAAACCCAAGTAGCACGAGTAGCGGGACAGGGCAAACAAACCCTTCTACCAGTGCTTTTACTTCAGTAAGTATATCAAACGCTGGGACAGTAATTGTTAATGGCGTATATCAAACATCTTAATAACCTGATTGGACATCAGGTCGGACAGTCCATACCATAGGAGATAAACGATGGCACTAACAGAAGAAACAATCCAAGACAAAATCGAAATCGTAGGCGACTACAAGCACGTTCAAGTACGCACCGCAACAGTCATCAAGCGGGACGGCGTTGAGATTAGCCGTAGCTTTCATAGGCACGCTGTAGCCCCTGACATTTCGGCTACTGACCTAGCTAATGAAAGCGCAGAGGTGCAGGCTATCTGTGCAGCGGTACATACACAGGCTGTTAAAGATGCGTATGCGGCACATCTGGCGGCACAGGCTGCTGAATTAGGAGGCGAGTAATGGCTAACGCATACACATGGGATTTCCCAACATTAGACACAGCCCCTTCTGAAGATGGCTTGTCAGACGTAATCAAAACAATTCACTGGCGCATCACTGCTGTCAGTGACAGTGAGCAAGACG